CAAATGTGATGGGATAGCGTTGTATATCTGGTGTACATAACATCCAGATTACTCCGCCTTCTCCTACTCCGGCTAGTCCGGCAGTCTTGCCGTCTGGTACTGTGAAATACACAGCAGAGCCCTCCTTAGCGACGAAAGGTAGGAAGGTAATAGGATCTAGCCCATGACCCTCTGTGACCTCTCTGAAGTCGTCTGAGCGTAGGTTGGAGGCCACCTCTAGGGCAGCCTCAGTTGTGATTGGGTGTATGTAATTAGACACGTTTGTAAAATCTGGGTGAGTAATCTCCTTCCCACGACAAAGCATGAAGTGTTGCTGGAGATGGGTGAGTAGATGTTAGTGTAATCTCTACATTTGTATTCCTTTCGTATACAGGAACTGTTTTGATAAACTCAGGTAAATATGGTACATCACCAGAGTCATACTGTGCTAGTAATGTTGATTCATGTTGATCAATAAAATCAGGTTTACCTACACGTGTAAGCTTACTTTTATATGAGCCTACTTTTCCAAAATGAAATTTAATTCTATGTAAAACAAGAGAAGAGTTTACATCAGCTGTAGATTTATTTGCATTAAGTCTAATTGGGTATAACCTTGGAAGCTTAACTTCATAATCATAGACGTAGCCTACAGTAAAATGAGTCTGCCCACTAGGTAGTGATGAGTTAGACCAGTCACCAGTTAGTGTCAGAGTTGTACCTGATACTGTTGGTTTTGCGTATCTACCAGCACTATCAATTATTGCAAGATCGTATACAGGGTTTGTAACATTAGATAGCCAACTTAAACCACTAAAAGTAGTTGTATTATTTGTACCACTAAAAACTCCACCATTAATGATGGTGTGATTATCTAGATGTTGTAAGTAGTTAATTGAATCCTCATCTGTTACACTAGGATCGTCTGTAGATTGAACAAGTCTTAGTTTTTGTAAGAAATAATTTTCATCTAAAAAGAAGTAATCATCATCTATAATAAAATGATATATTAAACCTTTGTTAAACTTCCATCTAAACCATGATGCTTGCTGACGTTCTTCGGCTACCTGAAAGTATTTAAAACCGAAAACAGTCGTAGATCCCGTCTGTCCAAGTAATACAATACTATTTTCTCTAGAGTTTGTTAACAAGTCTAAACTGTTAGGTAATAACGATGGTATAATTTTTGATACTTCTACAACATTAGGCTCACCTTCTCTTCGTATATTTGCCATTTCATTAAAACGGCTAAACTTACCTGAGTTATCTACGTAAGCTATAGTTGTGCCTAGAGATACGGGAGGTATATTTTTATTGTAGTTAAACGTAGACACACTTCGTAATTTAGCTGTGTCAGGGTTAAGAACTGTATCATCAGCTGATAACAAAAATTGTTGGTTTGTACTAAATACCAGCAAACCAGTTGTTGTTTCTATGCCATCAAATAACTCAGATGGAAACATGGATGCAGCAGATATATCTATAGGATCACTAGATGAAATAGTTAGTGCTGACTCTGAAAAAAAGTCAGGTCTACCAAGAGTTCCCGGTCGACATAATACAACATTTTCACCTGATAAAAATGCCAATCTATTACGAAAAAATATTACCTTGTTTATACGTGAACCTGTAAAACTAGGAAAGGCGTTAGTCTTGTCATCGCCGACTCTTCGGTCTTCATAATCAAATGTTCTTAAAGTAAATGTAGCTACACCATTACTAGCGATTGATGTACGCTGTAGAACTAACGGCATGTTTGTTAATGACTTATCTATACCGCCCTGAGCACATTCAGACCATGAGCCTGATCCATCTCTACCACCAGTGCCATTAAAAACAAGGTAATAGTCATCTTCATCTGCCATTCGAGAGTTAGATATTTGTACTATATAACCATGTTTACATTGATTAGGTAAGTTAGTAACATCATTTACTGACGTGTGTATAACTCTCATCAAGTCGTCTTCTACAATTTCTACCGAAAACTTAACATCATTCGCTGGGTCAGAAGCATCATTAGTATAAAAGTAAATTCCTGTACCTATAATATCAGCATTAATACCAGTACCAGCTAAAGCCGTCTTAATACCACCAAGTATTGTATCAGCAGTAACCGCAGTATCAGCATCAAAGGGTGTAGGAGCCGGTCGTATTAACCCATCACCGGGGTTATTAGCAGCGATTGTAGCATTTACTACAGTCTCTTCGTGGTCCATTACTTCTATAGTATAGGTTGATGGCTTATCCTGAGCCGTGTCCAAAGCAACTATTGCTTGATCTCCTGTTTTCCATCCCTCTCCTCCGTGAAGTAGTATAGCTTCTCTCTGATAACTACATCGGTATATAGGTGATGATCCTGAGCTATTAGGTGCTACTCCTTGCTGTCCAAGAATATTTATTCTAAATGTTAAATTAGTTTTAGATGTATCTGCACTGTGCCCATCAGTAGGGTTTCCGAAAACTGTTTTTGTTTTAGTATTATTAGATGAGTTAAAGGTTCTAGCATATTGATAATTTTCTAGTGGAATAAACCAGTCTTTTACTCGACCCGTTTGTGCGTTTGGATGAGTTAACACCAGCTGTGTTTGACCTGCGAGAGCTTGATCTCGGTCCACAGCCAAGTATACACCATAAGTACCCTCAAGATAGCTAGCAAAATATACATGACCGTGTACTAAGCCGGGGTATGCATTTGCGTTTTCACCTTTATCATATACTAAAGCTGTTCCTAAACTGTAACCATGTACATGATTATAATTAAGTCGGAAAAAAGTGCTGCTAGCATTTGTTGTGATGTTATTAAATCCACTTGTAGGTGTGGCGTTCATATCAAACGTCCACTTCATATAGTTAGTATTATTTACTGTTGAGTCAATTAGCCCATTATTAAAGGTATCAGCACTGTTAACACTAAATACTTGAGTACCTATAGAAGGACAGTGCCCACTATGATTGGCTTCAAATAGTGAATCGTGTACTATTTTAATACGTGTAGCACGCTGAAGTGTAGTAGTAGCAGTATTGGTACTTTTATTTATATTTAAGCCGTACTGCCTACCGTTTTCTGATCTCAATAATTCAACAAATGCGTAGTTTCTGTGAGGTGCATTATCTGTAAGTCCAGTCTTTCCTACTATGGTAGCGGTTCTTGGATCCCCAGCTGATGTACCTGCTGGTGCAACACTGGCGTCTATTTCTGCTTGTGTGTAGTTACTGCTATCTCTGTTGGTAACAAATGTAGTATCGTTAATTGATAAGAACTGTAAGTTCTCTGGTACAGTTGTTTGTAAATAGGCTTGTAAAGATGCTCGATCGGCTACTCCTCCATCTCCAAAAACCGTAACCTGCATAACGCCTGTTTTACAACTCCATATACGTATGTTACCATCAGCAGATACTTGTCCTATGTAAGAGCCTTCTACTTCATCACGAAAGTAATGAAACCACGCTCCTCCACTTTGTACATTACTTAACGGTGTGTCTATTATTCTGTCCGACCCCGGTCTTTTAAATAGACCTTTGGTTACATCGGGAATACCGTTTAGCATATCATTTACTTGACCCGGAAACTTTAAGTGATCAGGCTGCTGTGATATACCACCGATAAAATTTGGTATAGTTTGTGTTATGCCTGCCATTATCTTCTAAGGTTTCTCCAAGGTTGGTAAGTTTGATGTACAGAATTTTGTGGGAATCCAAACATGCTATGATCTCCTTGATTACATTCATACTCCATAAGAGCAGCTCTTGCAAGTGCCTCTTGTTGAGCTATTAATTTAACCAAAGCAGGGTTTGCAACTAGCTGTGTTGCTGCTACACGTGATGCTCTGTATGTTATGTAACGTCTAAAAACAATAGGTAGTGTTCCAAAAGGTCTTAGGTAAAGAACGTCAAGAGTAAGAGCTGAATCAAACTCGTTTGTATGTGCTACTTTATCATATACAAATCCATTCTCATCTCTGACTAAATCCATAGTCCGTTTAGCTTGGTTATTATGCAAGTCTAGTGATAATACATCAGTGCCATAGACTATGTTTTTATTTCCGTCTGGGGGAAACTCTACGTGTAACTCAGTATTGAAATGCCAGCCTTCTGCCTGTGTATCTACGTTAGCGTCACGAAGTAAGTTATATATAAATGCAATTTCTGGATTATCGTATGCTTCGACGTTATTAGTCTCGCTAACAGTTCCCAGTGTTGTTACTGGTGATTGACCTATAGCTCCCAGAATTGAGTTAACTGCGGATAGTTCGGTATCGAGGTCAATAGTTGTGGTTGCCATAATAAAAAAAAGGGAGCCGAAGCCCCCGTATAAATAATAATCTCTATTAAGAGAATGATGCGTTAGAAACAGCAGTGTTATTGAAGTTAGAAGAAACGTCAATTCCAGCTACCAATTCTACAGCACAAGCAGGGTTTAGGAAATCTGCACCCATTGCTAAACGACCTAAGATTACGTCGCCTTGGTAAACCACGGATATGTCTCCGCTTGTTACCTGTACTTGAGGTCCGATTGCCTCGACTACACCAGCAGCCTCTTTCTGGAAGATTAATCCACAGCTATTAGCAAACTTTGCAGCTGTACCATAGTTGTTAATTGTCTTCTGTGTGTTTGAGTTAGAAGGTGTTAGTTTAGAATCCTGATCACCCATAGCTGCACCAACAAAGTTGCCTTCGTTGTCGTTAGAAGCTCTTGGATTCATGTCTGTTTTAGTACCAAACTTACCAAAGAACGGAATGTTCATTGACTTGTAGATAGTAATACCAGCAATCTCAATGATGCCGTTACCAGACTGTAAAGCAGAACCTTGTACGTCTCTGTTGATTAAACCGTTAGTTCCTACATTCTGTATAAGAGCGTAGTACTGTCTTGGGTTTAACACAGCAACTCTTCCGTCACCACTTACTCCTTTCTCATCGAGAATAGCAGCAGCGTCATAGAAAGCATTGATTAAGTGAGCAGAGTCATAAGCATCAGCAGCAGTTGTACTGTTAGCAGCACCAACTTTAACTACAGAACCACCGGGCTCGGCGAATCCTGACATGCTAACTGGTGATGGCTGTCTTGCAGCTTTTGTGATAGCTCTGAAGATGCGTCTATCATAGTTCTCTGCAAGAGCATAACCGATCTTTCTTGAGATCTCACCACGTAGATCGTAGTGTGCTAATGTCTCGTCTAATTCATAGACAAATGCAGAACTGATTAAGAGGTCATCGCACTCAATAGTTTTCTCTGCTACTGGAGGAGTCTTGGCATCGTTACCAAGTATGCTCTGTCCGGGAACATGAAACTCACTTGAGGTTCTACCTGTGTAGATAAATTGTAGACTACGGCCATTTGTTAGTGTACGTTTTGTAACTAAATCTCTAGCTATAGTATTGTGTTGGAAGCCTTTAAACATCTCCCCTGAGAACAACTTTAAATAAAGTGCTCTTCTTTCGTTAGCTGTACCAAGTCCTGTTAGGGCACCGTTACTGGCACCTCCATAAATAGGACCGTTAGCATTAGCTGTTGTGGCTTGTTGTGCCATTGTTTTAAATTAAAAAATTAAAGTTTATATTTCTTTGTACAAATTTTTCTCGAGATTTTGTAGGTCTATCCCTACCGTCTAGACGGCTAAAGGTATCCAGCGTACTGGGCTTTTGCCAAATGCAGGGGAGTCCGACTCTGAGGTGCTCCCCGTGCTGTTATTACTTCACAGTTTTTGTGTAAGTAATGCCACGATATACGTAAGTTACTTGCATTGTAATCTCCATATACCTAAGCCCCGTTCCATGCCTAGGTTTCATGCGTCCATAAAATGGATGAACGGACGTGGCTGTTACCCTATAGCTGGT